GAGGAAGAGGGCCAGCTCCTCTTCGAACACCGCCTCGATGGTCGCGCGGACGTTCGCCCGCAGTCGATCTTCGATCGGGTCAAACCCGGCTTCCCCGGCCAGTAGCGCAAAGCTCGCAGTATCGGTATTCTGGTTCATGGCGTGATCTCCCTGGCGGTTGCCGCCGCCGGTTCGGTGGGTGTCAGTTCACCCGGAGATTACGCCGCCCTCGAATTTCCACCAACTCCGCGACACGACCACGGCGAACGTCCGCGTCATAGAGTCCTGAGCGGAGCGAATCTATTCCGGCCAGGTCTAAACGGATCGGTGGCCATACCATGGCGGGGTTGCATTTTCTGCGCCCCGCAATCTCCGGGTTCCCCCCCAAAATGGGCCCCATCAAGCGGTTTGAAAAATGGTGGGACAGATGGCGGGACAATTCCTGGCGCCCTGCCAAGTCATTGATTAAATTGAAAAAAATTTTAAAAATGGCAGCCCGTAGGGTTGTTGCAGTTTCCAGCGAAAACAACGGCGTAGGTTGTCCAACCGACCCCAAGTTCCCCATTGATAACAAAGCGGAAAAGCCCGCTTTGTCCAACGCGAAAAAGCGGTCCAGTTTCAGCCAATTCATGAAGCCGGAACACAAGCGCATGTCGCGCATGATCGGCTACACCCTGACCCTCGGCGATGCTGACGCATGGGCCGGTTTCACGACCGTAGCAATGGCGCGCCTGACCGTCGAAGAGCGCGCCGCACTGGCATGGGCGGCACTCCGGGCGCTCGATACCCCGGAACAGGCCGAGCAGGTCGCCGAAGCTGTCCTGTCCTTCGCTGATTATCCCCTGCCGACCTTCCTCAGTCCGATGGACGATGCGCGCTGGTGGGCTTCCTTCGCCTCTCTGAAAGAGCGCAAGGCGTATGCGCTGGCGGCATACGAGGCCCTGCCCATGCGCGAGCAGATGGCGTTCCGCAACCATATCTCGGAAGTGGAGATCGCCGCATGAAGATGCTTGTCCACCGAACTGCGGGCGGCTCGGCTCTGCCCTTCATTCTCGATGACTTGAAGCTGCACCTTCGGGTTCCCGATGACGCCGAAGATACGGCGGTGCAGAACATCGGCCTGACGGCGGCGGCAGAGATCGAGCAATTCGCCCAGATCGCCCTGCTGACCCAGACGATCCGCGTCACGATCTTCAACCCGCCGCAAGAGTATGGCTTGAACCTGCCCATCGGCCCTGTGGCGGATGATGACGTGCCGACCGTGACCATCGACGGCGAGGCGTTCACCGCCTTTGACTTTGTGGGCGGCAACCGTCCCTACATCCGGTGGCTGGCGAGCTACTACGACCTGACCCCCAGCCGCATCATCATCGAATATCAGGCCGGGTTCGGCGCGGGCGCATCGGATCTTCCGTCCGACCTCGCTCAAGCCCTCATGGATCAGGCCGCGCTGCACTATGACGGCAGGTCGCCGATGGACGCCAAGTCCCTGACGACATCGCCGCACATGGCCCGCGTGGGCGCTCGCTATCGCGGGGTGCAGGTATGACCGACCGTGAGCTTGATGAACTGCTGACGATCCGCTGGCCCATGGTCATGCGGCGCGTGATGGCGGACGGCACGGACGAATGGCTCAAGGGCTTTGTCCGGTCCATCGCCAAACACGGGAAGCGCGCGTCGTGGCGTCCCACGGGGAAGCAAGAGCAGATCATGCGGCGGCTGGTGTCCGAGCTGGGCACCGCCCCCGAGCGTGATGTTGAGCTGATCGAGAGGTGAGAAAGACGAAGCCCGCCGTTGGCGCGGCGGGCTATGCGGCAGTCGGCGTTCACGGGTTAGCCGGGGCTGACGCATCACAGTGCTACCGGGTAACGGGCCAAAGCACAAGGGCAGCTATTCCGCGTCGTGCGGTCTCTCCAAGCCCTAAGGCCCCACTGCCACCCTCTACGGCGGTGAACATGGGAGAGCGGACCGAGCCGAGGGAAAGGCAGGTCTGGCCTAAGCGGCGGCCCGGCTCCGGTGAGCAGGCAAGATCGCGGCGGTCAGGGCGGGAGGCGGGTTTTCAACCCCGCTGGAGTAACCCGCTTTCTGACCGTCACAGCAACCCTCACCAGTGAGCAGAGGGCAGAGAGAGCAACGATTGAACGAAGAGATACACGCGAGAGTGAACACGATGACCGAGGCAGCGAAGAAAGAAAGATCATGGCGCAAGGCGGATGGCTCGATCCTTCCGCCCGCGCCGCGTCGTTCGCAGGGTCACACGCCCGACCTCTTCGCATCTGGTTCCAATGCCGCGACTTTGGCCCGCCCGTGTAACCGTGTGTCTGACTCTTCAATTTTCGCGCCCGGCGCAGAGCTGGAAAACGCGGCCCCGGCAGAGCGAGCTATGCAATTCATGCATAGCCTTCATATCCCCGAGGGGCCGAACGCCGGGAAGCCCGTCACGCTCGCACCCTTTCAGCGCCAATTCATCGAAGGCGCGATGGCCGACACAACCGCCAACGCCATTCTAAGCATCGGGCGCGGCAACGGGAAATCCGCGATCACGGCGGGCCTCGCCCTCGGCGGTCTGATCGGCGTTTGGGATCGCCAGCCCCGCCGCGAGATCATCGCAGCCGCGCGGACCCGCGATCAGGGGCGCATCATCTGGGACTTTGTGGCGGGCTTCATCGCCAGCCTGCCCATGGAAATCCGGCGGCACTTCATCTTCCGGCGCGCCCCCCGGCTTGAGATCGAATATGAGGGCGACGGCGGCGGGCATATCCTGCGCGTGATCGCGGCGGACGGGAAATCCGCGCTCGGCGGCGCTCCGACGATGGCGATCCTTGACGAGCGCGGGCACTGGGCCCTTGATCGCGGCGACGAGCTGGAACATGCGCTGCTGTCCGGTCTGGGCAAGCGCGAGGGCCGGGCCTTCCTGATCAGCACCAGCGCCAGCGACGACACGCACCCCTTTTCCCGGTGGATCGACGATCCTTCACCCGGCTCCTATGTCCAAGAGCATCGGCCCGCGCCCGGCCTGCCCGCCGAAGATGCCGAAAGCCTGCTGATCGCCAACCCCGGCGCGCCTCATGGCATCGGCGGTTCTCTGGAATGGCTGGAAGCTCAAGCCAAGCGGGCCATTGCGCGGGGCGGTTCCAGCCTCACGAGCTTCCGGCTCTACAACCGCAATGAGCGCGTGTCCGGGGAATCGCGTGACCTGCTGATCACCCTGGACGAATGGCTCGCCTGCGAAACCTCGGCGCTGCCACCCCGCGAAGGCGGCGTCGTGATCGGGATCGACCTCGGCGGCTCGGCCTCGATGACGGCGGCGGCGTTCTACTGGCCCGAGACGGGGCGGCTTGAATGCCTCGGCACCTTTCCGTCCATGCCCAGCCTCTTGGATCGCGGCCAGACGGACGGCGTGGCCAGACGCTATGTCGAGATGCATGACCGGGGCGAGCTGTCCGTTCTCGGCGACAAGACCGTGCCAGTCGCGCCGTGGCTGGTCGAGGTGATGCGCCATGTCGAGGATCAGCCCGTCATCGCGATCACGATGGACCGCTACAAGCAGGCCGAGCTGGGGGAAGCGATCAGCCGGGCGGGTATCCGCGCGCCGCTTGTCTGGCGCGGTCAGGGCTTCCGGGACGGCGGCGAGGATGCAGAGCGGTTCCGCCGCGCCGCCTTCGACGGGCTGGTGAGGGCCAAGCCGTCCCTGCTGCTGCGCTCGGCCTTCGCGGACACGGTGTGCCTGCGCGACCCGGCGAACAACATCAAGATTGCGAAGGCCCGATCCACGGGCCGGATCGACGCGGCGGCGGCATCGGTTCTGGCCGTTGCGCAAGGCGCGCGGATCGCAGCTCAACCCAAAGCGAAAGCGAGGATGCAATGGTTCTGAACGCTGGAAGCCTCAACCGCCGCATTCAGCTCAAGCGCGCGACGACGACGCAGGATGACTTCGGCGGAACCATCTACGAATGGCACGACCACGGCCCGCCGATCTTCGCCAGACGCCGCGACGTGTCCGACGCCGAGCGCCTGAGCGCCGCCGCGTGGGACAACAAGCTGGTGGTCCGTTTTGTGGTCAGGGCGACAGCCTTCGCGAGGGGCCTCAAGCGAACCGACATGATCGCGCACGAGGGCGTCCCCTACGGGATCGACGGCATCAAGGAGGTTCCCGACAACCGGGGCTTTCTCGAAATCACCGCGATCACGTCCGAGGGCTTGGAAGTCAATTCACCATTC